TGGCTCCGGTCAGGACTCCCGAAACAGAGAATGTCTGGGTTGCGTTATAGAAGGCCACAGCGACAAATTCGCCAGACTCGTTGCGGACCTGATTCTTTTCTCGCGTGGTTTTTGCGCTGACGCTTTGGGCGATGATTCCGGTTTCGGTGGAAAGTCCCCAGATGACTCCGACAGATCCAATAGTTGTTACGGGCATAATTTTAGAAGGTTAGGTAGTTGCTGAGAAGGTGATGGATAAGGCAAACAATGCAAGAGGGTTGCTAGCCGTCCGACGGCATACAGTGCAGAGTGAACTCCACCTCGTAGCAGTATGCTTTGTGCTCGCCATCGATGACCATCGATCCAGTCGAAGGCTCAAAGCCGTGGCAGTGGAATCCAGAGACGGTCGAGAGCGTCACTGCCGGAGTGGCATAGGCGAAATTATTGATGGCGTTGACCACGTCGGTGCGCTGGTTGGTCGATGTCTCTTTGACGTGAGAGCGAAAGATTAATCGCACCGGCACCTTGAAAATGCCAATGCCGGGACCGATCACCTCCTCGTAAGACTCCGCATGGACGATGATGTAGGGCATCGGTTCTTTGATCACGTCCTCGTCAGAAATATAGATCTGGTTTTTGCAGACCGTGCCAGCAACGGCGGTCAAGAGCTTGGTGTAGATCGCGTTCTCGGCGGCCACTAGGACAGAGTTCGTGATCATAAATTATGCTCCCTTCACTCGAACGATTAGCTCGTTATTGTCCGCACTGGTCGTCGTGGATATGACCAGTTTCTTGCGGTTGAGCGGCGTGCCGTTTGGTCCGTTTTGATCGACGTCCTGAATGTAGAGCGTTGCGCCTGGCTCAATCGATGGTAGGTCAGAGATCAAGAAGTGAATCACCTGCCCCATGTTTATGATGGGACCGCCAAAATCGTCGATCTCGTCCTCTTGACTGTCCTCCAAAAGCACCGTGTAAGTGGTCGTAATGCCGTTTTCGATAATGATCGCAGTGCGCTGAATGTCATAGGCAAACACGCCGACAAGGTCGGCCTTCATGGCGTCTGTTAATGCACTCATGGCACAATGGTATTGTCTGCGTTCGGGCTGTCAACTGGCGTAGGCGACTCGCCGATGACCAGTGGCGAAAGATCCAGTCCAAAGTCCCTGATCGGCGTTGGGCTGGTGACGGCTGACAAGTCGATGAGCTTGGCCAGCGCGGCGTCCCACGACTGACCAGGGATGATGCGGGAATGCGTCTGGATGATGACCTTGCCTCGGGCCATTGACTCGACTGTGGGATGCTCGGCGGTCGGCTCCACCCAATGCCGGAAGCCACGAAATTTGCCACGGGAAAAGGTCGAGCCCTCGGGCACCTTGAAGATGAACTCCACCTTGTCCGCTCGCTGAGCTGTGGTCAGCCACCACTCTCTCGAGCGCAGTCCGAACATTGCGGTGGCTTCGGCGTCGTCGTAGATGATGGAGAAATTGACACCGTCCTCGCCGTGGTAGAGACGCTCAAACTCATCGATGTCTCCACCAGCTAGTCGCAAACATTGCGCGTAGAGCTCGCTCCCTCGCCAGCTGTACCAAAGGTTGTTCAGGCTCCAGTAATGTCGCTTCGGGCGTGGGATGCTGTAGAGCAGAGTGGCGAGCTGTAATGCCTTCTCCACGTCATCCTCCACGATGGCGTAGGAGCAGAGCAACGCCAGTGCTTCCCGGCGGTCTGGCATGACGGTAAAGGCTTCCGCCGCCAGCACTTTGGACAGCGGTCCGTCTTCGGCTTGGGCAAGGTTCAGCAGGATCTCGTATCGCTCCAGCGTGTCGATCTTGGGCGATGCCAGCGCGGCTCGTCCGTAGGTTTTTGCCAAGGCCATTTCTTGGCCCTCAAACGCCTCTTGGTGAAGGTAAAAGTAGTTCCGGCTACATTGCTCTATCTCTCGTCCAAGGATGCGCCTATTGCGCTCCCTGCCTCCGTGCTTGGTGGGCATTGGTCGGTGTAGAAAGGTGGCGGCTGGCAGTTGCCGGTAGCTGATGTCGGTGGCAAAGCTGAGTTGCTCGTGGAGCGGATAAATCCACCGAGACTCGACCGACGCCTTGACAAGTCGCTCGCGGATGACCTGCTGTTGCACCACGACCTCGCCGCGCACGTTGTATGGGCACAGGTAGATATCTGCGGTGCCTTCGGCGGCGGCTGAGCGCAGAGCTTCGACGGCACCTTCCTCAATCATGTCGTCGCAGTCGGCCCACATAAGGTACTGAGCTCCAGTCGCTCGGGCAGTCGTCCATGACAACTCCCGAGCCCGGCTGAACGAATCGACGTGGGGCCAGTCTTTAGCCTGGGGATCGTTCTGGTAGGTAAGGATCTGGTGTGGCATGTCCAACTCTCGGCAGATGGTGCGAATAACTTCGTCGCTCAGATCTTGTTCCTGCGCTCCGATGGCGATGACGAATACAGCAGAGTCTACGGCGGGACGAAATGCGCGGATGAATCGCTCGATCACGTCGGCTTCGTTGCCGACGATACAGGCCAGACAAATTAAGGGTGAGTCAGTCATAGGTGCTCAATGTAATGCAGTCGCGGAAAAAGATCGTCTGAAAAATACGCAACAAAAAGGCCCACTCACCATTGCTGGCAAGTGGGCCGAATTGTTGCCGACTCAGCTACTAGGCGTAGCTGGTCGTGATAAGGATACCAGCGGTATTGTCGATGATCTTCTCTGCGACGTTCTGACGGACGCGCATGATGTTCGACCGACGCTCATCGCTCCGGTACGTTTCCGGAGTGAAAAGTCCTGTGGTGTCTTTGGACCACTGGATTGTTCGGCCTGCACCGCCAGCGGTATATTCTCCGCCCTGCACATTTCCCACCCAGATGTAGGCATCAGACCAGATGAAGCCACCAGCAAACGCCTGCCCTTTGGCGGCGGTGTTCTTCGGTGCTTTGCCGACGTAGAGCGTCTCGACTCCAAGAGCTTGCGCGATGTCTTGCTCGCTTGGCAAAGCGCGTTGGTTGGCTCCACGAGGCACAACGCCGTAGATCTGATTCTGCATCAGCTGTGCACGGCGCAGGCGGTTGAACACGTTCTGCGACATGATCACCGCGTTGGCAATGCATCCTTGCTTGAGGAGGGTGGTTTTTGCGGTGTCTACGTCACTTGCTGGATCGGTAGTGGCAACTGCGGCGGTGGTGTAGGCGGCAACTGGAGTGATTGCCGTTGCGCTCCAGCTTGCAGTCGCAAGTAGCAAGTTTGCCACGCGAGCTTCGTAGGAGATCTTGAGCTGACGCTCCAAGAGCATCGCTTCGGTTGCTTCCAAATTCATGAAGCGGTTGACTTCAGCTTCGTAGCTGTCGTCCACAATCGACTCCAGACCATACTCTTGCGTGTCGTAGGTGTCGGTCGAGAAGGCGCGGTTGACGCGAGCGTAGCCGTTGCCTTGCTCGCGTGGTTGCGCGTCAGCATTGAGGAGTTCGGCTGCACCGAGGTTCGCCTTCATGTAGATACCGCGACGAGCGTCTTCGGGTTTCACTGGCAGAACTTGATCGCCAATGAAGAGCTTGTTGAAGTCGGCATTTGCCTGTTGGACGAGCGCATATATGTCGGCTCTAGGGGTCCCTTGTGAGTTTGTGTATGCCATAAGTAGTTAAGTAGTAAAGGGTTGAGGAATTGAGTAGATTAGAGTTTGCCGATAAATTCGACGATGATTCCGGCGGAAGCAACGCCAGCCTGGAGACCAGCAACTGCGGTCGGCCAAGTGGTGGCGGTGCGGGTGCCGATATAGCCGCCGGTGATCACCGCGTACTCGGTGCCTGGAGTAATCGCGGTGCCAGAGACCTGCGCCATGAATGTGCCAGGAGCAGTCCAGAGCTTGACACCACCGTAGCCAGCGTCGGCAATGTCCTGTTGGAGCACGCCGATGCCTTGAGTGACACCGCCAGCGGCGGCTTTGATCGTGCCGTCCGACTGGACGTCGACGACGAGGTAAGCAGAGATGGCTCCAGAAGCCTGAAAGGTTCGGAACCCGAGATCGTTTTGCGTAGACATAGTTTAGAGAGTGTTGAGTTGGTTGAAGTTGAGTGAATTATCGGACGTTGCGGGACTCCGCATATTCCGTGCTGAAGTTTTTGATGCAGTGAAGCATGGCTGCGTTTTTGTCGCCGTCGAAACGCTTGGTCTCGGTTTCGACAATTTGGGCAAAGGTCTTTTTGCCAGCGAGTGGCATGGCTGCGCCGCCAGCGGGAATGACAACGCCGAGCTTGGAGGCGAAGGCTTTGATGGCGAGAGTCGCGCCCATTTCGGCGGCTTTCTTCATCGCATCTTTTAAGTCAGCTTCTTGTTTAGCTTCCTCGTCGGTATCAATGTCGATATCCAGCTCTTGCACTCCTTTTGCTTTCGGCGGCACGTTTGGATCGGTAATGTTGGGATCGGTGCCGGGATCGGTGTCGTTAATTTGTGCGTCGTCAAAAGCCTTTTTGAAAGCCTTGTACTCCGTCATGTGATTCGCAAATTCCTCGGCCAACTTGGCTAAGGTCTGAGCGGTATCAGCCGTGTCGGTCGTCGGTGATTTTGGAGAGTCGGTTGGTGTGTCGGTTGCCATAATGTTGGTGCTTAGTGATTTGGTTTTATTGGATGGTTGAGATTCGTCAATGGGGTAAATGGCTGAATAGAATAAAGATTTATTGGCAGCAGGATCGCTGACGAGTGATGCGGTGATGACCTCGTCGCACCTTGCTACACAAGTGTTTGCGACCTCCTCGTCCACTCCGGTGAACTCCAGAGAGATACCGATGTGCGTAGGATTCTTGCGAGCGATCTCAAAGATTTTCGCAGCCTCTTCTTCACTCTCGTAAATGTGCAGGTCAGCGCAGACTCGCCCATTCTCCAGAACAAAGTTGTCCACGAATCCAGCGGTCGAGAACACTCCGCTCCCGTGGTCGGCCTTGACCTTGACACTACCTTTTTCAAGACAGGATTTATAAACTTGAGACAGAGTGGTCTGGTCCACATACATCTGCCTGCCAGCGTAGTCCTTGTGCCCTTTAGCTTCTCCGACAGAAATCAGGGAGACGCGGTTGATGCAGTTGTTTTTCTCGTCAACTAAAGCCGATGTGGACTGGCTGTCGTTGCTTTGGAATGTAGAAAGAAATGTTGGCATGGTGTGACTTGTAAGTTTTTCGCCTGACTGGATCTTTTCTGCCTGCCGATCAAACCAATCTCGAGCTGGCTGCGGATCGAGTGGGTTGATGCCCCACAAATAATGTGCGACGGCACCGGCACCGGGCCACTCCTTGTCGTCGGCGTTGCTGTTTTTGCCAGCGTCCAGATCGACCTTGTGCCGAGCTCCCCAGGCACTGGCTTTGGTGATCTTGTCCTCGCTGACTTCGCCCGAGGCCATGCGCCTGGCGGCGTCCTTGGTGCCTTCGGTCAGGCCATCGCCACCTTCTCCGGCGCGGAGAAATTCCAGTCCGCGCTTGGCGGCGTTGCTGATGTATTCCGGCGGTTTCATTTGTCCTTCTGTAGTCCTTGAAGGTGCGACTCGACCTCCTTAAGCAACTGCGCCCGAGTCTTGTCGCCGTCGTAAATTGCGTAAGCCGCTGC